CACGCATCGACTGGGCGCTGGTGGCAGACGCTGCCGACATCTGCGACGAGGTCGTGAGCGTCCCCGGAACCACGCAGAAGCGGTACACCTGCAATATGGTCCTCAACACCGGCGACCGCTTCGAGGACAACATCGAGGCGCTCGCGCAGACGATGATGGGCGTTTGCTACTACTCGGGCGGCAAGTGGAAGATGTACGCCGGCGCGTGGCGCACCCCCACCTTCACCCTCGGCGTCGATGACCTCATCGAAGGCGGCGTGAAGCTCGTCACGGCGTTCCCCTATAACCAGCGATACAACAGCGTCCGCGGCACCTACATCGATCCGACGCAGAACTGGCAGCAGACCGAATTCCGCGCGGTCGCGAACCAAACCTATATCGCCGAGGACGGCGAGCAGGCGTGGCTCGACACGACCTTTGCCGGCTGTACCAACGAGTTCGAGGCGCAGCGCAACGCCATCCTCCTCAACCGCCGGTCACGGCTCGCGCAGGCGGCGACTCTGCGCTGCAACCTCTCCGCGTACAACATCGAACCCTTCGAGACCGGCACCGTCACCATTCCCGAGCTCGGCTGGAACGCGAAGGAGGTGCGCGTCGAGGGCTGGACCTTTGACCCCGCCGGATTCATCGACCTCTCGGTGCGCGAGGAGACGAGCGCGCAGTGGGGCGACCCCATCAACAGCGACTATATCGAGCCGCTGACCATCACGACGCCGACACCGTCGACCTACACGCCAGATCCGCCGACGAACCTCACCGTCTACGGCCTGCAGTCGAGCATCTACCTGACATGGTCGGCTCCGGCAACCCTTCCGCGTGACTGCATCTTCGAGGTGTTCGAGTACACGAGCTCGACCCCGTTCTCAAGCGCGACGAAGGTCTGGAGCGGCAACGTCACGAACGCCATCCTGGTGAAGACCGACACGACGACGCGCTACTACTGGGTCCGCGCGAAGACCGGGGCTGGCGCGGCCTCCGCGACCGAACCCCCGGGCGCTGGCCTCCCCGGTGCCGTCGGCGTGCTGCCGTCCGCCCTTACGGTTTCGGCGTCGCCGTCCAACATCGTCAAGACCGACACCGGCGCGTCGATCACCACGGCCTCGACCACCGTCACGGCAGTCGGCGGCACCACGCCCTATACCTATGCCTGGACGCGCATCGCGGGCTCGACGTCCATCTCAGCGGATTCCCCGGCGGCGGCCACCACCACCTTCACCGGCTCAAGCCTCGTCTCCGGTACGACCTACGACGCGACTTTCCGCTGCACCGTGACGGACTCCGCCGGCACGCCCGCCGTCAAGACCGTCGATGTCACCGTGCGCATCGTGCGCGCCGCCATGACCGCGACGGCATCGCCCGGCAGCCTCTACAAGAGCGGCATCGCCTCCACCCAGACCACGGCGTCGACCACCGTCACCGTCACGGGCGGCGTGTCGCCCTACACCTACAGCTGGAGCAAGGTCAGCGGCGACACCCTAACCGTCGACAGCCCGACCGCGGCGACGACCACGTTCACCGCGACAGGACTCGTGCAAGGCGACAGCCGCGACGCGACCTACCGATGCACCGTCACCGACAGCACCGGCGGGACGCCGCTCACCGCGACCGCCGATGTCCTAATCACCATCGAACGCGCCGAGTAAGGAGGACGCGATGACCGACACGAAATCTCCCAGCGACACCCACGACCGCCGCTTGCGCGAGCTCGAGATCAAGTTCGCATCGCACGAGGCTGTCTGCGCCGAGCGGTACCGCGGCATCCGCGAGGATCTGGATCGGTTCAGCACCGTCGTCAGTCGGGTCGGCTTCGGGCTCATCGCCGGCATGGCGGGCATCCTCACCAAGCTGGTGTTCTTCCCGTGATCGAGCCGTACTGGGTGCAGAGCGCACGCCACTACATCGGCCTGCGCGAGATCCCCGGCGTCAAGACCGCCCCGACTGTTGCCCGGTGGCTGCGCGAGCTGCGGGCGTGGTGGGGCGATGACGAGACGCCTTGGTGCGGGGTCTTCGTCGCCGCCATGTTCCGCACCGGCGGCCAGCCCTTGCCGAAGCACTGGTACCGGGCGCGCGCGTGGCTCGACTGGGGCGTGGAATGCGACCCCGTCCCGGGCTGCGTCGTCGTCTTCAACGGCGGCCCGAAGCGCCCCGGCGCGGGCCATGTCGGCTTCCTCGTCGGCCGCGACGAACGCGGGCGGCTGATGGTGCTCGGCGGGAACCAAGGCAACTCCGTCAACGTGGCCCCTTTTGACCCCGCCCGGGTTCTGGGCTACCGTTGGCCCTCAAACACGGCCCCACCGGCCGCCACGACGCTCCCGCTGTTGGCTTCCAACGGTGCGCCGCCCTCGATCCATGAAGCCTAGGAGATGACAATGAGTGCAGAACAGATCGCGGGCATCGTCCGCGCCGTCGTGGCCGCCATCGGCGGCTACTTCGTGGGCAAGGGCCTCGTCGACGCCAACACCGTCGCCGCCGTCGGTGGCGCGCTCGCCACCCTCGCCACGGCCGTCTGGTCCGTGGTGTCGAAGAAGAAGGACTGACCGATGCCGCGCGCGAAGGCGCGCAGCCCCCGGGCTGACGGTGACCGTCACCGTCGGCTCGGGGTGCCTCGTCGGTTCCACCTGCACGGGCATACCATCACCGTGCGCATCCTGCCGCTATCGCGCTGGCCTCATGCGAAAGACGCGCTCGGGCTATACGACCCGAAGCTCCATCGCATCGACGTGCGCAGCGACCAACCCGACACGGCTATTCAGCAGACCTTCTGCCACGAGTTCGTCCACGCCGTGCTAGGCGCGATGGATCACAAGCTATACGCCGACGAGGTCTTCGTCGACAACTTCGGCAGCCTGCTCCAGCAGGCGCTCGCATCGTTCTCAAACCGCTGAGGCACCATGCCCGCTCAAAAAGCAACGGATGAACAGATCCTCGCGGCGCTCAATGCCGCAAAGGGAGTGCGCGCCGAGGCTGCACGCCAACTCGGCATCAACACCCGCGCGCTCGCGCAGCGCATCGACGGGCTCAAGTCCCGCGGCGTGCCGGTGCCCGATTCGACCTACGACCCGGCGGCACGGTTCCGCACTGCGGGCGGGGTGGTGGAGAGCGCACCGCGCAAGCGCGAGCTCCTCGAGGTGCCCAAGCTCCCGAGCGGCAAGATCGATATCCGCGAACTTATCGATCGGCGCAAGTCGGCCTTCGCCCGCAAGGACGCCGCAGCCGAGGCGCGCAAGCTCATCAAGGTCCGGGTCCGCGGGAACGAACCCATCGCGGTCACGCTCCTCGGCGACCCGCACGTCGATGACGACCACACCGACCTCGGCCAGCTCGAGCGCGACATCGAGGTCATCAAGCGCACGCCGGGCCTGTACGCGGCTTGTATCGGGGACCTCCAGAACAACTGGATTGGGCGGCTCGCCCGGCTCTACGGCGAGCAGGAGACCACGACCGACCAGTCCTGGCAGCTCGTCGAGTGGCTGGTCTCGGAGCTGCGCGAGGACTGGCTGTTCATGGTCCAGGGCAACCACGACCATTGGAGCGGGGCGGGCGACCCGCTGCGCTGGATACAGCGGCAGGCGGGCGTGACCCTGACGGGCGACCACACGGTCCGCGTCGCGCTGACGTTCCAGAACGGGGCCGAGGTGCGCATCGCCGCGCGCCACGACTGGCCGGGCAACTCGATGTGGAACCCGTCGCACGGGCAGCTGCGCGCGGCCAAGCTGACGCACCACGACCACGTCATCGTCAGCGGTCACAAGCATACGGGCGGGTACCAGCTGCTGCGCATCGCGGCGACCGGGCACCTCGCGCACCTGCTGCAGCTCGGCTCGTACAAGATGCACGACAGCTATGCCGACGCGCTCGGCCTGCCGCCGGCGATGATCGCGCCGTCCTGCACCGTCATCCTCGACCCGCAGGCGGGCGAGCTCGGCCTCGTGCGCGTCGAGCACGACATCGAGGCCGCGGCCGACTACCTGACTTGGCTGCGCAAGCGCCGGCGCGCGGCGTGACTGCGGGGAATTTGTGTACACGCTTCGCGGAAACAGGGCTACTGTGGACCACAGCAGTCCCTTGCAAATCAGCAAGTTGCTGAAATGCAAGGGTGCTGTGTCATCCTCATAACCCGAAGGTCGTAGGTTCAAATCCTACCCCCGCTACCAACAAAATCAGCGACTTACGAGCGGCGCTGACCAAGAAGAAAAACGGATTGTGGGGAATTTGTGTACAGACTTCCCACAATCAGTTCAGGCGCGAGGACAATCGCTCGGCCGCGCTGACGAGGTGATCGACCGGCAGGTGGACGTAGTTGTCGATCATCGCGGGCGACTTCCACCCGCCCAAGTCCTGCAGCGTCTTGCGGTCCGTGCCGTCGAGCGCGAGCCACGAGGCGAAGGTGTGCCGGATGTCGTGGAACCGGAACCCGTCCGGCAGCCCCGCCCGCTTGGTGTACCGCTTCCACTGGTGGTGACACGGCGGCTCGACCGGGAACACCCGCACCTCACCCTCCACCCGCAGCTGCTGCTCGAGCAGCGCCTTCGCGGCTGAGTTCAGCGGGCACACGATCAGGTTCCCGGCCTTGGTGTCGATCGGCTGCACCCAGCAGAGGCCGCGCGCGAGGTCCACCCGGTCCCAGGTGAGCCCGAACACGTTGCTCTTGCGCAGCCCGGTCATAAAGGCGAACCCGACCGCAGCGCGCAGCCCCGCCGGCAGCACCTCGAGCAGCGCCTTGGCCTGCGCCGGGGTGGCGATGACCATGCGGCTGCCGTCGCGCTTATCGCCATAGGTGCGCAGCGCAGGCACCTGCTCGATCCACTCCCAGTCGCGGCAGGCCGTGTTCAGCACCGAGCGCAGCGTGATGATGTAGTTGTTCCGCGTGCCGGGCGTGGCCGGCGTGCCCTTGCGCGTGACGAGCTGCTCGATCTGCTCACCCGCCCACGCGCGTGTGATCTCGGTGAGCGCCATGCCCTCGGCACGCGCGCACCAGAACGCGAGGTGGTGGGTGTAGTCGCGGATGGCGCTCGCCTTGGCGTGCTCGGCAAGCCACCGCTCGGCGGCCTCGGTGAGCGAGCGCGGCTGCTTCGCGCCGAGCTTCTCCTGGCGCCAGAGCTGCGCCCTTAATTGGTCGTGGAGTTCCTGCGCTGCTTTGCGATCAGATGTCTCAGCAGAGCGCCGGAGTCGCCCGCCGTTCGCGAGCGGGATGTCGAGATGATAGGTGTTGCCACGTTTGTGGATGGACATGGTTTGCATCGCTCCTTGGTTGCTTCGAGGATCTCCGCGACGTTGACTCGGATCGCGATGCCGAACCTGTAGTGCGGCACCTCGCCCCGGTCAACGAGCCGGCGGAGCGTCTTCACGCTAACACCGAGCCGCGCCGCCGCGTCAGCAAGTGATGTAAGCACCTGCTGTTGAGATTCTCTCAACACCTCACCCATCCGTCAACTCTCCGCGCATGAGCGGCAGAAAGTCCTCCAGTTTCAAGACGATGCGCCACGGCTGGCCGTTCGTGCGGTAGGCCACGACGGGCACTTCGCCCGGCTGGCAGTGCTCCTCGATCTGACGGCACCAGGCGGGCAGGGCGAGCGTCTCGCGGCGCTTAGCCTCGATGCGGAACTTGCCGACTTGGATGTCATCCCCGCTGTCGCGGGCTTGGCCGAGCTTGCGCTTCACCACGAACCCGAGCTCGTCGCTCAGGATCTGCGCCAGTTCCCGCTCCGCCGCTGCGCCCTTGTTCCGTGACATCCTTCCGCCCATCGTTCCAGCTCCTTCGCCACCAGTGGCCGTTCTTCGGCTTACTTGCCACGCGGGTCTTCGCCCGCGAGCAGCCGTGCGTAGAACAGCAGCTTGCCGGCCTCCTGCTTCGGGTCGTCCTTCGCGCCCAGTCGCCAGTTGTACTTCGCGACCTGCCCGCGCAGGTAGCCGCGCCACTCGTCGTCGGAGAGCTGCGCGCGGATGGCGTCGATGCACTCGACGCCGCCCCGGTTGTAGTGAGCCGGGCGATGCACCGGGTCGTGCTTGGTGCGCGGTCGATCTGGCGGCGACGCGGTCGCGAAATGGACGCACTGATGGTGGTCGCTCCACACCCCGCCGCAGTTCTGGCAGACGTTCTTGTTCATGCGTGCCTCAGAACGGGATCTCTTCGTCGTCCTTGAACGGCTCGTCCGCCGGCGGTGGCAGGCTCGACAGGTCGCGCTTCTTGCCGCGCCGTGGCGTGCTCGCCGTCACCTTGGCCGAGAACACCTTGCGCATCGCCTCGACCACGGGCTCGGTCACCGTGCCGGCGCTCGAGGCCGCGAGCTCCTTGCTCGAGTAGCCGTCGGGGCCGTTGCGGAACGTCTTGCCCGTGTCGCGGTGCTTGTACTCGACGTAGGCCACGCCGCCGTCCACCGCCTCGCCGAACGGCACGAGGTCGGGGATGAAGAGGTGCTGGTCGCACGCCGTGCGCTGCGCCGCCTTGTCGAGCAGCCGATCCTGCGCCTCGCAGCGCCACGCGCCGTTCGACGCCGGGGTCGCCTGGACGCAGGTGCGGCAACTCACCTCGGCCACCTTCTGCTCGTGGCAGAGCTTGAAGAACGTGCAGCCCTTGCACTTGTAGTGCGCCGGGTCCTCGGAGAGCTTGGCGGGCGGACTCGGCGCGTCGATGACCTTCTTCGCGCGCGCGCGCAAGGCCTCGAACGCCTCGGCGTCGAAATGCACCCACTCGGTGTAGATCTCGTCGTTGTCCTTGTTGACCGCGAAGTAGAGCGCCCGCTCCACGCCGAGCAGGCCCATGTAGACCTGCATCTGCGCGTAGTGCTGCGGCTTGCTCTCGGCCACGCCGAGCTTCTTCATGTCCGTGAAGCTCTTGGCCGAGTGCGTCTTCACCTCGAGGATCGCCCAGGACTTGGGCGCCTCGGGGAAGCCCTTGCCGATGCCGTCCACCGAGCCGCCGAAGTGGCCGGTGTCGTCGCGGCAGTCTATCTGCTTGCCGTTCTCGTCGGTGTGCAGGTCCACGCCGATGCCGCGCAGCTCCTCGGCGACGACCGCCTCCTCGCGCTTGCCGCGGTCGAACAGGCGCAGCATCCGCCCCTCCCAAGTGGGCGTCGCCGCCCACCGGAAGGAAAGCCAGATGTGCCGCTCGCAGTCGTGGCCGATGAGCGAGGCGCCCAGGTGCTCACGGTGTTCCTGCGTCTGCGCACCCCGCCACTGAATGACGGCCTCCCCAGTGGTGTGCTGCGACGCAGGGACCTGCGGCATTTACTTCTTCTCCCAGGGCCGCGCGGCCGCCCCCGGCTTGGGGCCAGAGGGGGATGACGGGGCCGAGGACGGCCGCGAGGCTTGCTTGGTGGACAGGGCCGCGTAGCCCATCACGCGGTTGCGCGAGGTGTCCTTGCGGTCGAGGTCGATCTCGGCGAGCACCGGGCGGTCGTGCAGCTGCTCGGTGTCGGTCAGGTTCTGCACGCCGGCCGCGAGGCACAGCATCTGCAGCTGGCGCTTCGCGATGTCCTCGGCGGTCTTGTTCGGGTTGCTGACGTTGAGGCGGTCCCAGATGCGCCGGCCGCCGTGCGGGCCGTCGATGACCTGCAGGGTGAGCTCGATGTACTGGCCCGTGCCGGCCTGCGTGGTCTTGAGGTCGCTCGAGATCACGGCGACCTCGTACATTCCTTTCGGCAGCGGGGCGCGCTCGGGCGCCGGCGCGGCGACGTGGGTGGCGGCATCGAAGTTGAATTGCGGCATCGTAGTGGTTCCCTTAGTTGGTGATTGCGGACTCGAAGGCCTCCCACGAGAGCGCGATGCTCTCAGGCAGGCCGTAACGGTTCTTGGCCATGTAGGCCGGCTTCTCGGCGGTGTAGAGCAGGCGCTCGCCGGTCGAGACGCCGCGGTTGTTCGTCTTGTTGAACCCCACGTCGTCCTTCTTGACGATGGTGCGGTAGTTCGCGAACAGCACCGCATCCGACCACTCGCGCACGAGGGCGCTCGAGCGCGTCTGCAGCTTCGGCTGATAGCGGTCGTAGGGCTCGACCTCGGGCGAGTCGAACCGCTTGATCTCGGTGTGCGCGATGAGGATGCAGATCATTCCCTTGTCGTTCCTGAGCGCGTTGAGCCCGTCGAGCACCTGCCGCCACTTCTCGGCGGCGATGAGCGCCCCCTTGCCGTAGGCGAGGTCCTTGGCGTCGTGCGTGCTCTCGATCTCGCGCCAGATGAGGGTTTCGAGCCAGTCGAGCGAATCGATCACCACGGTGCGAAAATCGTGATCGCCGTCATAAAGCGCCTGGATGGCGTCCAGCACATCGCCCGGCTTCTTGGCGATGGGGAAGTGCTCGACCTGCAGCGACCCGAGACCGTCCTCGGTCAGGATGAAGATGGGGTTCGGGGCGGCGGCGGCGAAGGTGCTCTTGCCGATGCCCTCCACGCCGTACACCGTCACGCGCGGCGCGGCGATGGCGGTGTTCTTCTTGATGGACTTGAGATCGAAAGCCATGTCAGGCCTCCTCGATGACGATGTAGGTCTTGGCGGGCTTGACGGTGATCGCGGGGGCGATCTGCCGCCAGAGGTCGGGGCGGTCGGTGCGGATCGCCTTGAGCAGCGACTCGTCGGCCTCGACCTTGGTCTTGACCGGCTTCTCCGGCCAGCCGGCGGTGAGCGCGAGGAGCTTGTCGAGGTCGGCCTTGTACGTCAGCTTGCCGGTGGTCTTGAGCTTCATGCCGTTCTCGAGCGCGGTGCTCGAGCTGCCCTCTTCCTTGGCGGGGAAGAGCGCGAGGATCTGCTGCTCGATGTCGATGCGCCGGTTGTTTGCGGCGAGTTCGTCACGCTTCGCTTGCAGCCAGTGCTGCGCGAGTTCTTCTGCGGTCATCTTTGTAGCCTCGTGGTGGGGGCGGGGGAGGAAGTTAGCATCGTGATGCGAAAAGCGCAACACCTACAACGAAAGGCCCGGTTATACCGGGCGAATCCACAGCACCGGGGCTGCGGCCGTGGCGGCGACGTTCTCGATGGCGGAGCCAGCGGGGAAGGGCAGAACCGTCACGCGGTCGGCATCGTAGCCGCGCTTGACATACCCGACGTGCCGCGCTCCGCCCGACACCTCGACGACTGCCAAGCGATCGACCATCGCCTGGACGCGCGCGTCGAACTGCCCGGTGAAGATCAGCCAGCCGTCCTGCTGCAGCTCGGGCGCGCGCACCTGGAGCACGAGCCCGCTTGATGGCACATCACGCGGCGCCATGACGCGACGCGCAGACCTCGCCGTCACTTCGCGCAGGTGACCGTTCGCATCGACATACGCACGCACGGGCAGCGAGCGCGCATCCTCCTCGATGGGGACGCCGGCGCGTGCGAGCACTTCGGTCACCGGGATCGTGAGCAGGCCGCTGATGCGGTTGGCCTCGTCGGCGGTCATCGTGCGCATGCCGCGCAGCATCAGGCTCACCGCGCTCGGGTCGAGTTCCATGTGTTTCGCCAGCCGACGCAGCGACATGTCGCGCTCGGCTAACCGTTCTCGGAACCAGCGTGTGTCGATTTTAGATTTGGCTTGCATAGTTTTCTCGTTGCTGTTTAGGCGTGGTGTTGACAATTCCTCATCATTCTTGCACCTTCGGCCCTTCCCCGCAACACCAACAACGAGAACGGCGTTATGTCGCAACTGAGTCCTGCCCGCGAAATTGTCGAGAAACTGGGCGGAGTGCGCGCCACCGCGCGCATCTTGTCGATGTCACCGAGCGCGGTGTCGCGGTGGATGATGTCAAGAGACAAGCGCGGCACGAACGGGCACATCCCGCGCCGCCATTGGCCGGCCATCCTCAAGCACTCGCGCGCCGAGCGCCTCGCCATCCGTCTCAGCGATCTCGCTGACATCTGACCCATCGGCAGGGGGCCGGCATGGTCAAGAACTCGGAGTTCCTCTCCGCGGCCTACGGGCCGCTCGGAGACAACACATTCGGATGGACGTGCGCGTTCACCGCAGATCCGCACAACGCACCGCCCGACATCTGGTCGGGCTCGTTCTGGCGCGCGACCGACCGCCAGGTCGAGATGCTCGACCGCCGCGGCGAGCAGAACACCTACTTCAGCGTCTCGCGGCTCAACGCGCCGCGCCGCAGCAAGAGCGCGTTTCACTCGCTCGCCGTGCTCGTCGCGGATGACGCCGACCCGCAGGAGATCAACGGCCGGCCGTCCTACGTCATCGAGACCTCGCCCGGCAACCACCAGATCGGCGTGTTCCTCGACCCCGCCGACCCGGCCACGCAGGACCTCGAGGTCATCGATCGGCTGATGTCCGCGATGGCCGACGCCCGGCTCATCAAGGCCGACGCCTCGGGCAACAACGCCGTGCGCTACTGCCGGCTGCCCGTCGGCCGCAACACCAAGGGCGGCGCGGCGCACGAGGTGCGCCTCTCGGTCTGGAACCCCGACCAGCGCCTCACCCTTGAGGATGCCGCCTCGGTCTTCGGCATAGACCTCTCGGCGCTCGAGCCGCGCCAGCTCGCCCCGGCGGCCCACGCCGGCCCGGCGGAGCCCGACTGGGCGGGGCTCGTGCAGCAGGTGGTCACGGGCGAGGCCTACCACGGCCCGCTGCTCTCGCTCTCGGCCAAGCTCGCAGCCTCCGGCGCTGGCGGCGGGGCAATCGTGAACCTGCTGCGCGGCCTCATGGACGCCGCCCCAGACCGCTCGGACCGGTGGCAGTCCCGCTACCACGAGATCCCGCGGATGGTCTCCGGCGCCGACCGCTACCGCCCGGCAGCCACCGCCCCGGTCACAATCAACCTCGGAGGCCCGCAGGCGGCCCCTGAGCGGCCCTCCGACCTCGCCCCACTCGACTGGTCAGCCCTCGCGGGGACCGCCCCAGAGCCGCCAGAATGGCTCGTGCAGGGGTGGATGCCCCGGCGCACGACCACGCTCCTCGCCGCGAACGGCGGCGTCGGCAAGTCGAACCTCTCCCTGCAGCTCGCTGCCTGCCTCGGCCTCGGCCGGCCGTTCATGTCCATCGACCCGGTCGCCCCCTGCCGGGTCCTGGTCCTGTCGGCCGAGGACGAGGCGCGCACCGTCCACTTTCGCCTGGCGAACATCGCGGGCGACCTCGGCGTCGAACTTGCCGAGCTCGAGGGGCGGGTGTACGCCTACGACCTGACGCAACAGGACTGCGTGCTCTGGCGCGACGGTGCGCCGACCGCTCGCATGCAGTGGCTCGCCGACACCGTCGCCCGGCACGAGGCCGCTGTCGTCATCATCGATAACGCCTCGGATGTGTTCTCGGCCAACGAGAACGACCGCGCCGAGGTGCGCGGGTTCATGCGCGCGCTCAACGCGATCGCCCAGGCGAGCGGGGCAGGGGTGCTGCTCCTCGCGCATGTGGATAAGGCCTCGGTGCGCATGGGCGCCGGCGCGGACACCAACTCGACCTTCTCGGGCTCGACCGCCTGGAACAACTCGGCGCGCTCGCGCTGGGCGATGACCCGCGAGGAAGACGCCGTCGTGCTGCGCCATGAGAAGTGCAACTTCGGCGCCCTGCAGCCGCCGATCCGGCTCGAGTTCGACCCCGGCGCGCGCGTCTTCAAGCGCTTCGGCGAGGTGACCGCCTCCGCAGCTGCGCGCAATGTGTTGCGAAGTTCTAATCGCGGTGCGATTCTCAAACTGCTCGCAGCGACCGTGCAGGCGGGGCAGCGGGTGTCGCTCAGCAAGACCGCGAACAACAGCGCGTGGATCGTGCTCTCGGGGTCGAAGAACTTCCCGGCCATCGACCGGCGCGACTTCTGGTCGCTGCTGTTCGACATGCAGCGCGAGGGGCTGATCGAGGTGACGTCCTACGAGAAGAACCGCCGGCGCTTCGAGGCCATCGCGATGACGGCCGCCGGGCTCGAGGAAGCGGCGCCGGCCTGGGAGCGTTAAGAGATCAGGGCAAGGATGCCCCAGAACGTGCCGAGAATGGCGGCGCAGACGATAAGCGCATCCCGCAGCAGCCGGAAGAGCGGGCCGAAGTCAGGCGGGCGTTCCATCGCCATCCTCCACGGCATCCTCGACGCGCGCGATGAGCTCGTCGAGCTCCTCGTCGCCGATCTGCTCCTTGCCGTGCAGCGCGCACCAGGCGGGGTCGAGCCGCCGCAGCGCGTCGCGGACCTCGGTCAGCAGGGCGAGGCTCACTTGCTCCCCCTGATCCCGTGGAACAGCTCGGCGGCGCGGAAGCCATCGCGGAACCCGTCGAGAAACGCAAGCGATGGCGCGGGTCGCGGTAGTACCGCATCGACTTCATCTTCCGAGGCAACTCGCAAGGAATCCTTTACAGTTGGCCCCGGCTCCTTCAGCGCGGCGTCGAGGGCGGCAAGGGCGGCTTTATCTGCGGGGAGCGCGAATCGGCTCCACACCAAAAGCACATCCCTTATCTGCAACGCCACAGCGCGGGGCAGGGTGATGTTGTCGGTCACGGCTTCACCTCCTCGTTGCAGAAAATCTCGATGAATCGTTCGCGTTGCGCAGACCTCGCCGCAGACCTCGCCGCAGCCCACGCCGCAGACCTCGCCGCATCCGCCGCAGCCCTCGCCGCACCCCACGCCGCACCCCACGCCGCATCCCTCTCCGCAGCACTCGCCGCATCCCTCGCCGCAGCGAGTTCGAAATCGGTCGCCTTTCCGTGCGCGTGGCGTTCCGCAACATCCAGCGCGGCGATGCTGCGCGGGTCGGTCATCAGGTGTTGCACCTGCCTTGCGCACCAGACCGCAAACAATCGCGCCTCGCGGTCGCAATTCGGCACGGCACGGAGACACCACAACGCATCGTCAAGGCCGTTGCTGTCGAGGATGACGCGCAGCGGCAACGGCTCGTCGTCCGCTTGGGTTTTGTTCAAATGCCGCAGCAGTTTTGACCAGCCATCGGCGCAAGGGCTATGCGCCCGAATCGCGTTCAGCGTCGTCTTCACGGTTGCACCTCCCGCGTGTCACGCGCCCGCAGCATGGCGTCGGCGTAGCGGTATGCACCCGCGAACCAGTCGCGCAGGGTCATGCCGTGACTTGGCGATCTCGTCTTGCTGCCCTCAACCGGAAACGCCGGGCCGCCGTCGTTGATCGTCATATCGTCCTCCCATGTTTCGGTCCAGAGCACTCGCCCTTAAACATCGCGTGACACCGCCCGCCGCCGTCCAGGCAGTCCGGGTAAGCGCACCGATGCGCGGGCGTCACCCCAGCGGCTTCCTTCAGCGCCGTCACCTGGTCCATGAGCTCGAGGATGCGCCGAAAATACAACGCATTCCGCTCGAGCGCGTCCTTCAGCTCACGCCGCCACTCGTCGGGCGTGTGCGAGCGGGCGAGGAAGTCCTTGTCGAGGTCGTCGAGTTCAATCGCCACGGTCCACCTCCGCGATCCGTTGACCGATCCAGGCCATGCACGGCACGGCCATGCTGTTGCCGAGCGCCTTGTAGCGCGGGCCATCCGGCGCTTCTGGCTTCTTGCGCCACGGGATGTTCGTGTAGCCGTCTGGGAAGCCTTGCAGCCGCTCGCACTCGATGGGCGTGAGGCGGCGAACTTGCATGGCGTGCTGAACGCCGGGGGGGTTGCCGCTAGAGCCGCCGCTGCCGACCTTTACTGATGGACTGCACTCTGTAAGACACGGGAAGTCTTGGCCTGCTGTCGGATAGAAGCCTGTCGCCACCGGCTGCGCGACCGCCATGCCGTTGTCCTTCGCGCCGAGCGGGTGCGTGATGTCGCCGCTCACGTCGGGATCTTGGCGGTTGTGGAAGGCGACGGGCACTAACGGCGTGCCGCGCCCGGTGCCGTCCTTGCCAGCGTCAAAGCCCGCGCCGCGCAGGGTGTGCGCGACCAAGGGCGTCTGGTTGTTGACGTGCGAGTCGATGTTGGAGCAGGTCAGGTACGGCGCATCTAGCGCTCCGCCCTCTGCGTTACCGAGGTAAGTGCCGCCTCCAACGCCAGCGGCAACGCCTTGCCGCGCTTCCCGGCTCGGCGGATTATCCCGGCGCAAGCTTTCTTGCTCAAAAAAAACCTTTGCGGCACGCTGCCAGTCTCCAAGATG